CCATCAACTTATTCCGCACTACAGAGTATCCCCAAACACAAGTCCCGACTATAGCTATCACTTTAGCCATGAACGCAAGGTTTGCTTTTACCTGTACGTTATCTCCTATCTCTGTTGCCATGTTCTTAAACATAACGAAAAACCCCTAGTGTCAGCAAACCAATAAACCAACACTAGGGGCACTATACCTTATGAATGAATAAACAACTTATATATTGCTCACAGAAAGTCTTCTGTCAATCTCTTCGTGATACGCTTTATCTCCACTTTTATATCGTGGGTCAGATTGAGCACGAGCTAATTCTTGCATACTTTTAAATGGCATGGTTGATGTACCAGATACTGCACCTTGTGTAAGCTTAGGCTTTGCACCCACTTCGTTTTGATAACGTGCGTACAGTCCTTGAACTGCTAACTTAGCTTGCGAAATTGAACCCCCGGTGACGACCTCATCAAAAGCATCGATTTCTTCTTGTGGTAAATTCTCGTTCGCCCACTCAGCCATCGCATCGTAGTTGCCTTGAGCCACGCTTTTGATTTGTCCTTCTTCAGATGCTAACAATGCTTGCTGACCAGCTGCGTAGCTGTCAACTAAATCTCTGGGTAATCCGGCTTTCTCTAAAGCGTTATAAGTTTCCTCACTAAGTTGGCCGTCGTTTTCAAAGAACTCTTTACTTGCCTCCGCAACTGCTTTGTACGCTTCACTAGTGTTCTCTTCAGTTTGTTCTTCGTCGTCCTCAGCTTTCTCTTCAACTTGTTCAGACTCTTCCGTATCTTCTTTAGGAGCTTGTCCAAGTTTCTTTTCCAACTCGGCGTACGCTTGTGCCATGTCCTCCGCACTCTTGAACTTTTCGGGGAGCCATTCAGGGCGGTCGCTTTGGTCTTGCGGTAATTCCGCTTCGGTTTGTTGTCTCTCTTCTGGTTCGATTTCGCTTGGTGCTTTCTCATTAATCTCTACTCGGTGTAATTCAGCCATTTGTTATTCCTCTTGAGGTGGTTGTTGTGATGCCATGTACTGCTCCTGTGCGGCGTTGATGGCGGGTCCGACTGCGGGTGCTCCGAGCTTCTGTGCCATCTCCATCATCTGTTGCTGTTGCATAGCTTGTTGAATTTCTTCCTCCGTCTTAATCAATCCTTCCGTCTCGATACCCAAAGCTGTAGCACGACGCTTGAAGTAATCACTGACGTTTAAGTATTGAGTGACGGCTTGTGGTCCTACTACTTGGTTCGCTCCAGCTAGGAACATATCTAATCTATTCAGATCATTACCACGACCAAGAGCTTCCACTCCTGTAACAATAGTAGGTTTAACGATGTCCTTTGGTATCTTAGGTAATCTCTTACTCCTAGACATTCTATCCATTAAACGACTGACGATGGGTAGCTGTAGCTCCTGAGATAACAAAGAGTATAGACCACCTAATGCAGCTTCTAACTCTTGACTGAGCATTCTTATCTCCTCAGCTGTTACTCGTTCTGCATCTCTAACTACTCCAGATGTCAGTAAAAATGCTTGGCTTAATCGGTCTGTTATACCAGCCATAGTAGCTTGAGCAGTACGGAAGTCATTGAACTTATTAAGTTGTAACACCGATACATCTGCTTCACTACCTTGTACGATTGCACCGTTGGGTGCTTCTGCTAAAGTTCTTGATCTTGTTGTACCGTTCGGGTTGACCATGAACAATACCTTCGCAGCTGCTGCACTACCTTCGACAATCGCTTTTGTAAGTGCTTCCAACGACTTGAGGTCACCGAGGTACTCCTCAACAAATCCTCTACCGTAGTCCTCTCCATCAATCTGGGTGTAACGTAATGGGAGCCACGGGGACTTTTCAATCGGATACTTACCCACACTTTCTTCGATGAGCATACCCTTGACGTCTTGGTAAACATTGAAGTGGTCATCTTCTCTAACTACTGCTGTGTATAAATCACAACTGTTCTCTTTCTCTTGACGATATACTTCCTCTCTTACGGATTCAGGAAGCATCATAGGAGCTACTGTTTCTTTAATAGCTATGTGTGTAACGTTACCCATTGGGTCCCTCTTCACGACATAACGATCCAGCTTGAACACTCTCATACCGCCCTCATCAGGGAGATATAACAAAGAGTTACCAGTAACCAATAAGTTCTTTAATGCTTGGAAGATACCGTTCCTGAAGTTCTGTACTTCTACTTCCTGTGATACACTACGCTCTACATCAGCTAATGCTTTCTCTAAGTCCGTACGTAGTTGTTCTGCTCCTTCTACTCCGAGGTCTTCCTTTGCTTTGTCTAACTCATAGCGATCTATAACAAGACGAAAGAACGGAGCGTTAGGTGGTAACAGTGCAAGCAATAGCTTACTACTAAGATTTAATACTCCTCTAGCTCCGATACCTTGGTACGGTGTGTAGTACTTAGTAGCGTAGTTGTGACCGTCAGGCGGTAAGACATAAGGAAGTGTAAGCTCAGAAGATGTACGACCTCTGTCTAAGAATGACCACCGCTGGTTCTCCAACGAATGATATAGCCCTTGGGCTGTTTCGTGCATTAGGCTTACTCGCTAGGAGTCCACTCAGGACCGCTTATAATAGCTGATATTTCCTCGTGTGTGTACTCCGTCTTACCTATTAAAGAGAATGGTTGAGAACCTTTATACTTTAAGATAAATGAACTACCATCTAATGAATAGCGTAAGGTGTCGGATGATTCTAATACTTCACTAAAATCAACAGAAGATAATTCAGAGGCTGGTACTATTACATAATTCATAGTTATTAAGGAACTTGGGTTACAAATGTTGGACCGTTTATTAACGTCATATCATTACTTCCAACTTTATCGGAAACAGTAGGTGAAGTATCTCCGTCCCCAAATCTCCACCAATGAGTAAGCCCTGTATAAGTCGATAGATCAACCGCTTTATTTCCAGCAGTTGCACCAGCGTTAGCGATAGCTGATACATCAGAAGAAGAAAGAGTAGTTCCTGTCCAAAGTCCTATTTCATCTACATATCCATTAAAGTAGTAATACGGACCGGTCCTGAAAAATTCACCAATATCCCAGTCTCCGTCAGTTTGTGTTGATCCGGATTGCGTACCATTCACATATAATTTAAGGTCTGTTCCGTCTCCTGTTACTGCTAGGTGAGTCCATGTGGAACTTGTTATATTGGAAGTTAATGTTATAGATGTTGTAATTCCTCCAGCCCTAAAATTCATGGTACCAGCATTTAATAAGAACCAACCACGATTGGCAGAGGTATAAGTACTCGCTCCTACTTTTGCGTAAATGGTTTGAGTAGTTGTAGTGTCAAAGTAGAACCAACCACAAATGCTTTTGTTACCACTTAAAGTACCGTATGTAGTTCCTATCGTAGCGTAGTCGTCTGTACCGTCTAGCGATAGTGAGTAAGTATTACTGAATGGACCTGCCCCTAAATCACCCTCAACTAAGTAAGCATTCGACCCTGTGGGTATAATATTTAAGGCAGCGTATTGACCTGCTGTTGAAAGATTACCGCCGTAACCGAAAACACTAGCTGATCCTGAAGCAGCTACAGTAACCTGACCCGATCCAGACTGCACTACTGTACAACTGAAACCAGAAGTTAGTGTATCTGGAATAGTTACATCTATACTACTACTATTAGTAAAAACTATAATCTTTCCGTTATCACTATTACTGAGGGTGCGGGATGTTGTTGTCTCAGAAACTGTACTAAAGAAAGCTGGACTAAAGTCTGTGCTTGCTGAAGTGGCGGCTGTGCCTAGACCTAGAGTAGTGCGAGCAGCGGATGCGTCTGCATCATCTACAAGAGTAGCACCGAATGCTGAAATACCGTGTACGCTAGATGTTAATGCTTCGTGATTACCTAAAGAAACTTGTGTAGCTAAACCGCTGATGTCTGCTGCCTGAACGGGAGCTTGGGTCATTAAGTTTGATACGGTTACTTTCTTTGTGGTAGGTGTACCTGATACGTCGTCTACCAGTGCGAGTAAATCGGCTCCCTGTGGACTGGTCTCTTCGGTAAGCTCTGTTATCTTTTTATTATTAGCCATGAGTATTAAGCGGGTTCAA